CTCTGCCGCTGTGCTGTCTATGGAGCGAGGCTTTGACGCGGAGCTGAGCCGGCGCACACCGGCGCGAGTGATGAAGGCCGTTGAATCAGTGTTTGACCGCCTTGATATCCAGCGCCTGGTGCGCGACCTGATGGACGGCGCCTTCTTTGGCTACCGGGTTGCCGAGGTCATGTGGGGCGCGGCGGACGGCCTGGTGGCCCCGCTGGACGTGATTGCCAAGCCCGGCGAGTGGTTTGGCTTTCACTCCGAAGACGCCCGGCTCAAGTTCAAGCCCCTGGGCTCGGCCGCTGGCCAGGAGGTGCCAGACCGCAAGTTTGTGGTGGTGGGCAAGATGCGCAGCTGGGAAAACCCGTATGGCGAGCCAGACCTGGCGGCCTGCTTCTGGCCCGTTACGTTCAAGCGCGGCGGCCTGAAGTTCTGGGTGACGTTCACAGAGAAGTACGGCATGCCCTGGGCCGTTGGCAAGCTGCCCCGCCAGACCCCGAAGCCAGACGTGGATGACCTGGCAGACAAACTTGCGGCGATGGTGCGCGACGCAGTAGCCGTGGTGCCGGATGATTCCAGCGTGGAGTTTCTGACCGCGCAGGGCAGCACCAATGCCGATCTGTACGAAAAGCTGCTGATGTTCTGCCGCAGCGAGATCAGTATCGCGCTGCTGGGCAACAACCAAAGCGTCGAGCTGCAGAGCAACCGCGCCAGCGCCCAGGCCGCCCAAGGGGTGGAGGCCAGCCTGCGTGATGACGACGCGCAGATGGTAGCTGCCGGCTTGAACCAGCTTGCGCGCTGGATCTGTGAGGTCAACTTCCCCGGCGCAACGCCGCCTGTCTACCGCTTCTGGGAACAGGAAGAGGTGGACGAGGTGCAGGCCGGGCGTGATGAGAAGCTCAAGAAGGCTGGTGCCAATTTCACCAACCAGTATTTCGAGCGCGCCTACAACCTGCAGCCTGGCGACCTGGCGCAGCCGGCCGCACCGCAGCCTGGCCAGGGCGCGATCGACCCCGCCACGGGCCTGCCGGCCACCACCAGCTTTGCCGACCCGGCCACGGACGAGCTACCGCCCGACCAGGCCGCGCTGGACGCCGCCATAGACCAGCTGCCGGCAGAAGCCATCCAGGCCGCTATGAAGAAGCTGCTCATGCCGGCGCTCAAGGCCATCGAGCAGGCGGCTACGCCAGATGAGGTGCGCCAGGCGCTGGATGATGCCTGGCCCGAGATGGACGCCAGCGACATCCAGGAGCTGATGACCCGCGCCTACTTTGTGGCCGACCTGGTGGGGCGTGACAGCGCGGCCGAGGAGGCTGCTTGAGCATCCGTGCGGCCGATATCGGCTACGCCACCAGCCTGGAGCCGCAGGACGCAATCCGCTTCCTGCAGGGCAAGGGCGCCAAGGTAAGCGGCAACTGGACGGAGTGGCTGGACGGCCAGCACGCCCGCGCCTTCACGGTGGCCAACGTCACAAAGCTGGACGTGCTGCAGGACATCCAGGACTCCCTGGCCAAGGCGCTCAAGAGCGGCCAGACGCTGCAGCAATGGAAGGACGGGCTGATCCCCGAACTGCAGCGCAAGGGCTGGTGGCAGCGCCAGGGCACAACGGCCGAGCTGCAGGCGGCCGGCCGGGTGGACGCCCAGGGCGAGATTGCAAAGGGCCTGACCCCACACCGCCTTAAAACCATCTTCCAGACCAACATGCAGAGCGCCTACATGGCCGGGCGCTTCGAGCAGATGATGGAGCAGGCCGAGGAGCGGCCCTACTGGCAGTACGTAGCCATCCTGGATGCCAAGACGCGGCCGGCGCACCGTGCGCTCAACGGCAAGGTGTTCCGCTACGACGACGCGGGCTGGCAGGCCTTCTACCCGCCCAATGGCTTCAACTGCCGCTGTCGCGTGCGCAACTTCACGCGGCTGGAGATCGAGCGCCGGCAGATCCCGGTGAGCAGCACAGAGGGCAAGCTGCGCCAGGTGCAGGTGCCGCTGAAGAATGGCGAGACTGCCACAGTAACCCGCCTGGTGGATAAGAGCCTGCCCGGCGGCAAGTTCCAGCCGGATCCAGGCTTCAGCAACAACCCGGCGCTGACGGCCTGGGCACCGAAGCTTGAGATGGCCGACGTGCAGCTTTCGCGCCGCTACATCGACACCGCCATTCAGGGGCCTGCCTTCGAGCGGTTTGTAGCGGGCAAGACGCAGGGCGCGTTTCCCGTGGCAGTGCTGCGGCCGCAGGACCAGGTGGCGCTTGGAACGAAATCCCAGGTGGCGTACCTGAGCGGCGATACGCTGGCCAAACAGATCGAGCGGCACCCGGAGATTGGCCTGGACGATTACCGCAAGATTCCGACCATCGTGGACGATGGAGACGTGTACCAGCAGGCCGGCAACCGGCTGGTCTATTTGCAGGACCAGGGCTATGTTTACCGCCTCGCGCTCAAGGTGTCGCGTGACGGCAAGGAGCTGTTTGTGCTGAGCCTCTTCCGCACCACGAAGGCGGCGGTCAGCAAGGAAGTGGAAGGCAGGCTGAAGAAGCTGAGGTGAGGCAGCCGGCGCGATAGACCCCCTATCGCTAGCCCTCATCGCGCCAGATGGCGCGGGGTCGGAAGGTGTTCCGACGCCGGCTGCAGGAGCAGTTTACATGATCGAAGCCAAACTTGAATACCAGCCCGTCCTGCGGGCCATGCGACGCGCAGCGGACGAAATGGGCAACGGCCGCCCGCTCATGCGCAGCGTGGCCGGCATCATGATGCGTGCCGTGGAAGACAACTTCGAGCAGGAAGGCAGGCCGAAGTGGAAAGACCTGCACCCGGGTACCAAGTTGAGTCGCCAAAAGCAAAACACCTGGCCAGGCAAGATACTGCAGCGCAGCGGCGGGCTGGCCAGCTCCATCCAGCAGCAGTTTGACGGGCAAAGCGCTGTGGTGGGCACCAACAAGGTCTACGCAGCCATCCAGAACTTCGGCGGCAGGACGAGTCCGCATGTGATCCGGCCCAAGACCAAACGTGCGTTATCCTTCGGGGGCATTGTGGTGCGCCAAGTCAACCACCCGGGCAGCAACATTCCGGCGCGCCCCTTCCTGCGCTTGACGCCGGGTGACCTGCGCGACATCGTTATCGCCGCGCAGCAGCACTACAACCAGGCACTGGCCCGCAACGGGCTGCACAGCGGCTGACACCTCTATCTGAAATACTGCGGCAGACGTGACTCTCGTCACTCTGCGCGCAGCGCTTGCCAAGCCCGACAGTCTAGGGCATGGCATCCATTCACATCTCCCGTCCAGGCACGTTCAAGAGCGCCGAGGGCGCAGACATCGAGATCACGCCCGACATCCTGGCAGAGGTCGCCAAGACCTATGACCCGGCGAAGTTCGAGGCGCAGCTGGTCATTGGCCACCCGCGCATGGACGCGCCGTCTTTTGGCGGTGTGCGCTCCCTGAGCTTTGGCAGCAACGGCCTGGAGGCCGAAGCCGACCCCACCGATGACGCCAGGGACCTGGTGGCCAAGCGCCATTTCAAGAGTGTTTCGGCCAGCTTCTACACCCCCACGGCTCCCAACAACCCCACGCCGGGCAAATGGCACCTGCGCCACGTGGGCCTGCTGGGCGCCACGCCGCCGGCCGTCAAGGGCCTGCGCGCGCTGAGCTTTTCAGACGCAGAGGAAGGCGTGCTCACCTTCGGCGAGCTGCCCGGCCATGCCGGCGGCATGGTGGCCGGCATGTTCCGCCGTATCCGCGACTGGCTGATTGCCGAGAAAGGCCAGGACGTGGCTGACCGCGTGCTGCCCGACTGGGAGGTGGAGAGCCTGCGCTCCGTGAGCCAGCGCGCCGCCGAAGAACCCGAAGGCGACAAGAAAGAAGCCGGCCTGCCGGGCCTCAGCTTTGCTGACGATTCTCAACCCGCTCGACAGGAGAACGCATCCATGAGCAAGACCCCCGAACAACTGCAGTCCGAGCTGGATGCGGTTAACGCCCAGCTGCAGACCCTGCAGGCGGCTGAAAAGAAGCGCGAAGCCGACGTGCGCCACGCAGAGCACCTGAGCTTTGCCGATGGCCTGGTTGCCGCCGCCAAATGGCCGGCCGGCGCCAAAGACGTGCTGGTGGCCACGCTGGACCACCTGGCACAACCCGACGGCGTGGTGAGCTTTGGTGAAGGCGATGCAGCAAAGCCGCTGCACCAGGCGCTGCGCGAGCATCTGCAGGACATGCCCGAGAGCGTGAGCTTTGCCGAGATTGCCCGCAAGAGCGCAGCCAGCGGCGGCGCTTTGACCGACCGGCAGGTGGCCGACCGCGCCGCCGACTACCAAAAGCGTCTGGCCGCCAAGGGCCAGAACATCACCATCTCCGAGGCCATTGACGCTGTGAACTCCGGCGCCGACCAGGCCTGACACCTCTCATTCAACAGGAGAAAGACCCATGCGCAACCCTGGTTTGCAAAAGAACTACTCGGCCGAAGCGCCCATCGCCGCCTATCGCATCTTCAAGTTTGGTTCGGCGGACGGCGGCATCCTCCAGGCTGCTGCCGCTACCGACAAGTTGGTCGGTGTCACGGACCGTTTCGCTGCTTCGGTGGCTGGCGACCGTATTGACGGCATCCGCTCCGGCATTGCCGAGGTGGAGTACGGCGGCATCGTGGCGGCCGGCGATCAGCTGACTTCCGATGCCACTGGCTGCGCCATCGTGGCCACGGCAGCAGCGGGCGCCAACGTTCGCGTGATCGGCGTGGCAGAGGTGGCGGGTGTGGCGGGTGATATCGGCTCTTTGCTGATCGCTCCGGGCTCCTTCCGGGGCTGAACCAGCATCAACTGAATCTTTACAGGAGAACCCATGAGCACCAATACCGCTCCGTTTACCGTCCAGCCCAAGCTGACGCAGATTGCGATGGCGATCAAGCCGCAGGGCATGATTGCCGACATGGTCTGCCCGCGCATCCGCGTGCCGGGCGAGAAGTTCATCTACACCAAGATGAGCACCGACGAGGCCTTCACCATCCAGGACACCCGCGTGGGCCGCACCGGCGCGCCCAACCAGGTCGAGTTCGGCGGCAAGGACGAGACCGACAGCACCGAAGACTACGGCCTGGACGACCCGGTGCCCAACAAGGACGTGAAAAACGCCGAAGGCACCAACTACGACCCACTGGCCGCCGCCGCCGAGCGCACCACCATTCTGGTGGATTTGGCCCGCGAGAAGCGCGTGGCAGACCTCTACTTCACGCTGAACAACTACCTGCCCAGCCAGCGCAAAACGCTCAGCGGCAGCAGCCGCTGGAGTGACTATGCCGGAAGCGACCCGGTGACGGACATCCTGACGGCGTTCGACAACATGCTGGTGCGCCCGAACATCGGCATCGTGGGCCGTGCGGTGTGGACCAAGCTGCGCATGCACCCCAAGGTGGTGGCTGCCGTGCTGAACAACAGCAACGGCCTGGGTGGCGCTTCGGCCGCCGGCGTGATCCAGCGCAAGGCCGTGGCCGAGCTGCTGGAGCTGGACGACATCTACGTGGGTGAGAGCTTCATCAACGCCTCCAAGAAAGGCCAGGCAGCCTCTTACGCCCGCCTGTGGGGCAAGCATGCGGCGTTCCTGCGCATCGACCCGAACGTGCGCGACACCCGCGCCGCACTGCCCACCTTTGCCTTCACCGCCCAGTGGGGTGACCGGGTGGGCGGCACCATCCCGGACTCGAACATCGGGCTCGATGGCGGCCAGCGGGTGCGTGTGGGTGAGCACGTGAAGGAGCTGATCTGCTTCCAGGAAGTGGGCACCTTCTTCCAGAACGTGGTGGACTGACGCCAAGCCAGCTCCGCTTATCAAGCAAGGGTGGCCGTGGCCACCCTTTTGGGGTGAAAGCCCTTCAGTCCTTTAGCCAACCAGGAGAGATCATGAAATTTCGCGTGAAGTCCACCCTTATTCATGACGGTGAGGAATTTGCCGTCGGCTCCACCGTGGAGTTGAGCGAAGAGCAGGCGGCCAGCTTGGGCGATGCCATCGAGCCCCTCAAGGCCGCCAAGAAGGCGGCCGAGTCTGGCGATGCTGCTGAAGGCGCCGGCGCCGAGTCCAAGTAAGACTGAGCATGCCCTACGCCACCCCCCAGGATCTGATCGACCGCCTTGGCACGCGCGAGGCGGCGATGATCAGCGACCGTGCCGGTCTGGGCCAGCCTGACCTGGCTGTGCTGGCCGACGCGCTGGCGGTGGCGCAGGACGAGGTGAACAGCTACGTGGGCCGGCGCTACTACCTGCCGCTGTCTGACGGCAACGGCCCGCTGGCCACGGCGCCCTCTGTGCTGCAGCGCCTGACGATCGACATTGCTCGCTACCGCCAGACCGGCACCGAGATCATGGAGACGGAGACCATTCGCAACCGCTACAAGGATGCCGTGCGCATGCTGGAGCAGATTGCGGAAGGCAAGATCAGCCTGGGCGACCTGCAGCTCGCAGGCGCAGGCCGCCCGGCTGCCGTGGGCGGCATTACTGCGGCGCGCACCGGCAGCAAGGTGTTTGGCGACCATTCGGGGATGCTATGAGCAGCCCGGTGCGACTGATCGAACAGGCCATCGTGCAGCAGCTGCGTGCCGTTCCGCGCGCTTACAAGCCGCTGATCGAGAGCTACGCCGCCCAGCTCGATGACGAGATGTTCGGCTGGATTCGAACCCTGCCAGCCATCTGGGTGACGTTTGGAGATGTGAAGAGCGTGCAGCGCAAGGGTGCGCACACCTATGTCTACAGCGGCACCTTCGAGGTGCTCAGCGCTCAGCGGGCCTTGGTTGAGAACGCCGGGCGCCTGGCGGGGGACGCGCGAGGCGACAGCCTGGGCGTGTACGAGCTGCTGGAGCACAACAAGCTGGCGCTGGTCAACCAGAAGCTGGGCCTGCCCATCGACCCGCTCACGCCCGGCACCATTCGGCCCGTGATGAAGGGCATGGTGAGCAGCCAGGCGGTGGCGATCTACGCCCAGGAATTCAGCACCCGCTGGATGGAGGCCTATCCGGACCCGGACGCAGTGCCTGCCGGCGAGCTGGTGACTGTGGGCCTGGAGTACTTCCTGAAGCCGCAGCACTCGCCACCCGGCGACCCGCCCGACAAGACCGACATGCTCACAACCAGTACCTGAAGAGGAAGCCCCATGAAAGTCATTGCAGCCGAAGGCCTGAAGGTTCCGACCGAAGGCAACCCGCGCCAGTACATCACCGACGCGCAGCCCGTTGAGATCGAGGTGACGGCCTATTACCTGCGCCGCCTGGCAGACAACGAGCTGAAGGAGGTAGCCGCCGGGCAGGCGGACCCTACCGACAGCGGCGCAGCCACTTCCAAGGCAGGCAGAGCCGCAGCGAAGTGAGGTCGTTCTTCCGAGCGCCCGCCTACACCAACAGCCAATCCATTCACTGAGGACAGAGCAACATGGCCAGCCCTAACATCAGCTTTGACAGCATCCCCAGCAGCATCCGCAAGCCGGGCAAGTACTTCGAGTACAACAACAAGCTCGCGGTGCGCTCGCTTCCCACCAACCTGCAGCGTGTGCTGGTGGTGGCGCAGAAAACCGCTGCCGGCAGCGCTACGGCCAACCGGGTGGTGCAGGTGTTTGACAGCGAGTCTGCCGCCACGTTCTTCGGCCGCGGCAGCCAGGCGCACCGAATGGTCAAGGCCGCCCTCAAGGCCAACCGCTACGCCCAGCTCTTTGTGCTGCCGGTGGAAGACTCCGGCACCGGCGTGGCCGCCACCGCCACGCTGACGGTGACTGGCAGCGCCACCAGCTCGGGCGCGGTCAGCATCACCCTGGCCGGCACTGACCTGGTGGTGCCGGTGACCACGGGCGACGCGGCTGCCACCGTGGCGGCCGCGATCAAGGCAGAGCTGGACAAGCTGGTGGATCTGCCCACCAGCCAGGCCGTGGCGGGTGGCGTGGTGACGCTTACCCAGCGCAACAAGGGTGCCGTGGGCAACGCGCACCGTATTGCGGCCAGCAGCTCGGCCACCGGCATTGCCGTGGCAGTGGTGGCCTTCAACGGTGGCCTGAACGACCCCAGCCTGGCTACGCCGTTGGCGGCGGCTTTCACCGGTGGCCACGAGATCCTGGCGGTGCCCTACAGCACCGGCACGCCGCTGACGGATCTGCGCAGCCATCTGGGCAGCGTGAGCAGCCCGATGGAGCGGCGCCCGGCGATTGGCGTCTATGCCAGTGCAGGCAGCTTGAGCGCAGCCACCACGCAGGCTGGCACGCTCAACAGCGAACGCATGACTGCCGCCTTCCTGAAAAACGGCGTTTCGCCCGCCGAGGAAATGGCGGCCGCCTATGCGGTGGTGCTGGCTTCCGAGGAAGACCCGGCGCGACCGCTGAACACCCTGGTGCTTGCAGGCATCACGGTGCCAGCCATCGCCGACCGCCTGAGCCGCACTGAGCAGGAAACCTGCCTGGCCAATGGTGTCACACCGCTGGAATGGGGGCCGGGCGACGTGGTGCAGATCGTGCGCGCCATCACCACCTACACGCTCAACCCGGCCAGCGTGGCTGACGTGAGCTGGCTGGACCTGACCACCATCCGCACGATGGACTACGTGATGAAGGCCATGCGCACCCGGGTGGAGCTGCGTTTCCCGCGCGACAAGCTCAGCGCCAAGACGCCCGACCGCGTGCGCAGCGAGCTGCTGGACGTGGCCTACAAGCTGGAGGAGCTGGAGATCATCGAGAACGTGGATCTCTGGAAGAACGACCTGGTGTGTGAACGTGACAGCCAGGACAACAACCGCCTGAACGCCAAGATCCCGGTGGACGTGGTCAACGGCCTGCATGTGTTTGCCGGCCGGCTGGACCTGATCCTCTGAACCAGGCCACGAGTTTCAAGCACTCTTTAAAGGACCATCAACATGGCATTGCAAGAATTTGTGGGCGCCGCCTCGCTGGAGGTGGACGGCAAGGAAATCGAGGTCTCGAAGATCGGCGTGAAGATTGTCACCGGCCGACGCCCGGTGAAGACCATGAACCGCGACCTGCGCGCCAAGGGGTTTTCTCGTGGCATTCAGACCTTTGACCTGTCTGTGACGGCAGTGATCCCGCTCACCGGAACCCCGGTGGACTGGGAGAACATCGAGGGCGCCAAGCTCACCGTGCAGCCCGTGGGCGGCGGCCAGCGCTACAGCTACCTGGATTGCTTCTCGGTCGAGGTTGGCGAGCAGTACCAGGACGAAGGCGAAGCCGTCATCGACATCCAGCTCATCGCCCTGCGCAAGGTGAAGGAATGAGCACTTCGCTGCGCGATATGCGCCATGCGGGCGAGCTGGATTCTGGCGTGGAGGTGGATGGCCAATTCCACCGCGCTTTCGAGCTGCGCCTGCCCACGGTGCAGGACAACATCGATGCCGTGGACGAGGTGGGCTCCCACAACGGCGTGGCGCTGAGCGCGGCCATTCTGACGCGCCAGCTGGTGAAGTTGGGCAGCCTGGAGCAAAAGCAGATCACCTTCGAACTGATCGCCGGCATGCACCCGGTTGACTTCAACAAGCTGGAGGCGGCGGCGGCCGAGCTCGAAAAAAAGCGACTCGCCGCCGCGCGGCCGGCGTCGACTGGTACCGAGTCCGGCTCGGGCTTGTCCGCGCCGGCCTGAGCTGGGCAGACAGCGCGCAGGTCAACGTGGCTGAGGCCAGGTTGATTCTGCAGGCAGCTCAACCGCGTGGCGGCGGCGCGACGCAACAGATCATCAGCTTGCGCATGGGCAAAGGTGGCGCCAGGCGCAAGAAAGCAGCAACCCCTTCCAAACGAAAAGAGACAAAGTGACCCAGGATATGCGCGTAGCCCTTGTCACCAGCCTGAACGACAGGCTGGTGGGGCCTTTGCGCAGGGCGCTGGACGAGGTGGAGAAGAACCTCAAGGACGTTGAGAAAGAGCTGGCCAAGGTTACCCAGGGCAGCCAGCAAGCCGGCCAAGCCCTTGCAGGCATGGAAGGGCCGGCCAAGGCTGCCAAACAGGCGGCGGAGCTGGCGCGCAATACCGAGAACGCTGTGCGCCTGGCTGACCGGCTCAAGAACGCCTGGAGCGCCGCCGGCAGCATGATGAACGGCGTGGTCAAGGGCATGGCTGCCTACCAGGCAGCGCGCTACGTGGTGGCGCCGGCCCTGCAGCAGGCGCGCACCTATGACCGCCAGTTGGCTGATGCCTCGAATACGGCGTTTGCCGACCGCGACCTGGCTGGCCGGCGTGCCGGTATGGGCGAGCTGGACGCGGCAGTGACAGCCGCCCTGCGTTCCGGCGGCGGCACGCGTGAAGGCGCCCTGCAGGGCCTGCAAAAGCTGCTGGCCAACGGGGTTTCATTCGATCAGGCCAAGGCAACCATGCCCAGCATCACGATGGCGGCTACGGCTTCCGGTGCATCGACGGTTGACATTGCGGAGATCGTGACGAAGCTGCTCAAGGACGGGTTTGACCCGAAGGTCATCGACCAGGCCATTGGCAAAGCCATCGCCGCAGGGCAGGCGGGCAGCTTCGAGATGAAGGACATGGCGCAGTGGATCCCGAAGCTGATTGCGTCGGGCAAGATGTCTGGCCAGAGCGGCATGGCCGACTACGAGCGCATGCTGGCTATGGCGCAGGTGTCTGCCACCACGGCAGGCGGCTCTGCGGAAGCGGGCAACAACCTGCTGAACTTCTTGCTCAAGCTCAACTCGTCAGACACATCAGCCGATGCGAAGAAGCTTGGAATTGACCTTTCTGGCTCACTTGCAGCGGCACGCGCAAAGGGTGTCAGTGCGCCTGAGGCGTTTCTGAATCTGGTTCGCCAGACGGCGGATGCAGACCCGCGTATCGTCAAGCTGAGAAAGCAATTTGAATCCGCAGGGAGCGACAGTGAGCGCATGGCCAGCCTGAAGTCGCAAGAGGCGATTTTGCAGGGCTCTGCCGTCGGAAAGCTGGTTCAAGACAGGCAGGCGTTGATGCCGCTGATTGCCCTGCTGAACAACCCACAGGAATTCGCCCGTGTGTTGAGCCTGGTGCAAAACGGCGGGGCACAGACGACCAAAGACAATTTTTCTCTGATTGCAGGCACGGCAGACTTTCGCAGCCAGCAGGCAGAGAACGAAAAGCTGTTTGCCCAGACACGTGGTGTTTCACCCGTTAATGAAGCCCTGGCCAAGATGGCCGACGCAACGACTTCTGTGTACCAGCAGTTTCCAGGCTTTGGTGCCGCGATTGAGACCGCAAAGCTTGCTCTCATGGGCTTGGCCGGCGCTGCAGGTGCAGCCGGCCTGGCCGGGTTGTTAACGGGTGGTGGCAAGGGTGTGGTGGCTTCTGCAGCCGGTGCTGCTGGGGCGGCTGGTGGTGTGGGCGCGGCAGGGGCTATTGGCTATGCCGCAGGTTCGCTGCTATACCGTGGCATCGAGGGCACTGGTGCCGCAGATGCCATAGGCGGTGGTGTTGCCAAGCTGCTTGCTCTGCTGGGTAACGACGAAGCCAGATCTGCCGTAGCGTCCCGCGAAAAGTACGAGAGCCAGATGGCGGCGGAGCGTGCCGCGCTGGCCGCCCAGACAAACGCACTTTCCGACCTGTCAAAGCGCCCCATCAAGCTGTACATCAACGAGCGCGAGATTGCTGCCACGGTGGACAGTGCGCTTGACTTCAAGGCCCGGAGGAACTGAGCGTGGCTTGGAAGAAGAATCTGGCAGACGCCAGCTACCGTGGCGTCAAGTTCGACGTGCAGAGCGTGAACCGTGCTGGCTCTCGCGCCATTGCCGTCAATGAGTACCCCTACGCTGCCGGCGCCGAGCTGGATGACCTGAGCCTGAAGGCGCGCCGCTTCCGCGTAAAAGCCATCGTGTGGGGCGACAACTACGAGGTGGAGCTCAAGCGGCTTATCGACGCGCTGGAAATACCCGGCGTGGGTGAGCTGGTGCACCCGGTGCACGGCGTGGTGAAGGTGATGCCCGAGAGCTGGGAGGATGACCACGAAGCCGACCTGGTGGACGGCGCGGTGGTGAACATCAACTTCATCGAGCACAGCGCCCGTGAAGCCGTCTTCGGTGCCAATTCGGCTTCGGCCAAGGCGGACGCCGTGTCCGCCAGGGCGGCTGATGCACGCGCGGCGGCAGACGACGCGCTGGTGCGCCGCGTGCAGCAGGCGCAAGGCGGGCCGCTTGTGCGCCTGGCGGTGCTGAAAGACAGCTTCAACCAGGCCAAGGGCGGCTTGCAAAGGCTGCTGAACACCACCGGCCTGCGCGCCGTGCAGAGCGACTTGGACCCGGTGCTGAACCCGCGTGCCTACGTGGCCGACCTAGGCGCCGTGGTAGACCGGGCGCTGCAGGGCCTGCCCTTTGGCGGGCGCAACCTGGCATTTGACAAGAGCAGCGGCGCGCAGGTGGCAACCGGCTCCGGGCTGGCGGACTTCAACACATCCGCCAAGCTGCTGGACCCGCAGACTGTGACCGTAAAGCCCAGCGTGGTTGCCCCCGAGGCCAGCATGCAGGCCGACGCGGCAACGGTGCAAGCCCATGCACAGGTGCACGCTGTGAGCGCAATGGCTGAGTGCGCGGTGATCATTCTCATTGGCGAGCTGGATCTGATGCTGCTGGACCGCGCCGACATAGAGGCCCTGGTGAACCGGGTGCGCGCGGCAATCCAGGTGGCCATCAACAGCGCCCGCGCTGCGCTTGATGCCGAGGGCCGGGGCCAGGTGAGCGCCGCCCTGGGGGCGTTGGCTTTCGCCGTGCAGGAGGCGGGCCTGGCCGTCATCAACCAGCGGCCGCCGCTGGTGAGCAAGGCCAGCCCTGTAAGCGGGCCGCTGAGGCTGCTGGCGCACCAGTTGTATGGAGACGCGGCCCGTGCCACCGAGATCAGCCGGCTCAACGGCCGGGGGCGGCGGCTGTTTGTAGAGCGTGGGGAGGTGCTGAATGTCTACTCGGTCTGATGATCTGGAGCTGAAGATTGGCGGCCGTGTGCACCACGGCTGGATGGACTACGAGATTGACAGCGATCTGTTGACGCCGGCCGATGCGTGGCGT